CCGCCCGCTATCAGCGCTGCCAAAGAATAAGCGTAATACTGATAGATATTACCAACGTCGTACTTTGTACCCTCATCACGTAACGGGCTTTTTAAGTCCCAGCCCCAGCCCTCGCTTGCATGGTAATCTTTATTTGTTACGTGTTCTGCTCTGGTAATCAAATCATTAAGCCATTCCCACACACGCCCTACGGCATCTACACAGCCCACGGCAGAAACAGCATTTACTACGCTGCCCGTTACTCCACGCCCCGTATTTGTGCTTGCACTCCATGCGTTTGCATTATTCTCTGCCAATCCCTGCGGGCTGCCAAAAGCATAGGCGCAAAACTCGCTGTAATCCGGCATACGCTTGCCGCTCTTCATCAGCCTTTCTGTAAATCTGTACCAGTTCATGCCCTCTGTGCCAGTCATAGGCGCACAATTATACTCTGATTTTAAGCCCTCTGCCCCGTCGTCTGAATTAAGGTAAATATCTACCCATGTGCCGCCGCCTAAATATACCATTCCCTCCGGGTTGCATTTTGGGCGGTGTCCCATAGTCCATACGCTGCGTGGTACAATTCCGTTGCTTACTGCACTTTCCCAGCCAGTACCAAAAAGCGCACCGCTGCTGTTTACTGGCTGCAAATTGCTGTTTACCTTACGGCAGCGTCCATAATGAAAACCGCCAATTTTACGGCTGTTGCTTGCGTTCCAGCCGCTCGGATATGTAGAGTTAAGGGAAATAACATACTGCTCGTCCTGCGCATCTACCCTGCTGTCGCAGATATACACATAGTAATCATTTCCAACGGCAAACGTTGCCCCAGTATCCAGATTAGCCGCCGTAAGTTTCGTTTCTGCGGTCTTAAAGATACCTGCGCCGCCTACAGCAATCACGCAGCCGCTCTCTACTGTCAGCTCGTCTGCGCCGCTTGCACGCAGATACTCTCTTGTCGGCGCTACAATGTCGCTGATTGTTGCCATTTTATTTACATTCAAAAGCGCCCTGCGGTCTGTTTTTGTTACGTCGTCCACCAATAATCTACTCATACTGTTTTAAAACTCCTTTCAATGCCTTAATATCGTCTGCTGTCATTCCTGCTACCATTGCTGCCGTTTCCAGCGCAATTACACCGCCTGCCGCCTCTACGCCCTTAGACAGCGTTAATACTGTTCTGTCGTTCCCGTTTTCTTCCATTTCCCTTGCTTTTTCGCTCTGAATATGCGTAACTGCCGTTACCGTCCCGGTCACTCCGTCCGCATCAAATACCATGCCCTCTGCCGCCTCTGCGCAGTAATAAATTGTTACCGCCTTTTTCTCCGGCGCAGTTTCTACTACGGCGCACTGGATATACCTTTGTTTTTCCAGACTTTCAATTTTTCTTTCTAAGTCCGCTGCGTCCAGTTCCCCAGCTGCTACCATTGCAAGGCAGTTGTAATAATCCGCTTTTGTTTTTAATGTCTTTGGAAATCCTTTCATAGTATCCGCCTTTCCTAAAATGTATTTGCAAGATAGGAATTACCAATATATGCAACTCCTAATACTGCCGTTTCCTCTGTTCTTTCGTAATGCTGGCTCAACCATGCTGCACCCATATAGCACAAGCCTAATACTGCATCATGGTTATAATTGATACCCCAGCCGTTTTCTACCGCAGTAAGCCTCTTGTCAAGCTCTGTCAGCGCCTCTTTTGTTTCCTTTCCGCTTTCCTCTGCCTGCTGCCGCAGCCCGTCTATCGTTTCTGCCAGTTCTTCAATTTGCAGTTGCAGGCTGCCTGCAATATCTTCCCCCATCTTGTCCTTAATGCCCTCAAACCATGTATTAAACTCGGTTTCTGCCTCTGTCTGGAAAAGCTGAATTTTTGCCATAAATTCTGTATAGGCTCTTAAAAGTTCCTCGTCCCATTTATCTAAGGTACTCTCAAAACTTGTATAGCGCTCGTTAAACTTATTCTCATATTCTGCAAATAAGCTCTCTGTCTTGCTTACGTATTGCTCATATACCCCAGCAATGTCCTTAAGGTACTTTTCCATATTCTGCTTGTATACGCTAAACTCGTCCAGCACCGCTGCGCTATAGGTCTTAAAGAAGTCGTCAAACTGCTTTGTCAGTACGCTTGCGTCTATCTCTTCCACCGTTCCAGTTACAATACCGCACACGCTGCTATTAAATCTCTGGTCTGTTATGTCTTTGGTCTGTATCTTTGTAACACCTTTTCCTACGTAAATATCCGCAAGCGCCAGCTCCCATATTTCCGTACTACGTGTTACTGCTGTCGGCTGTGGTTTTGCAGACGGTGTTCCTTTCAGTACCGCTATGTAAATATCACGCTGCGGCAAGTCCCAGCGCACTACCACTCTGTCTACACGGTTAAGCGCACCCTCTGCCATGTCAAGCCTTATACTGTGGCTGGCTGGGTTTTTAAAGGCATACCCGTTAATAAACGCAAAACCCGCATTTACCTTTATTTCCATGCCACTGTACGCAATCACTTGCAGCCCGTCGCTCGGTTTTGGGAAAATACCGTTTGCAATGAATGTAGCAAAATACCACGCCCAGTCCTCGGCTTTATATACCCTATCGTAATTTTCGCCGTCATATACTGCATTGAATGGTAAGCAATTTGCCATTACCCTTACCTCACTTTCCTAATTTTATCCACCAGAGTAGGCAGGCTTTCCCCAAACGTCGCCTCTATTTCCTCTGTGCCTTTTTGGTAAATCTCTTTTACCTCTGTTATCCGTGCATCTATCTGTATGCCCCACTTTTCCTCTTTGCAAGTAATTCTGTCCCCTAAATCAAAATCAACCTTAAATTTAAGGTTTGAATTTGTGTTAATGGTCGATACAAAATTTATGTTTTTCCCGTATCCTTCTAATTCTGTCTCGCCCCTTGTCTTAAGCATCTGCAAATATGTGCTAAGCGGTATTGTTACCTCTGTTTCCCCACTCTGGTATTTTCGTGCAATGTCTGTGGCATCACAAAAAACCTCGTCCAGTTCTATGCCCGTAGCTCCCTCTCCGTCCACGGTTACAATAGGCTGGCTGCCGCTGTCGTCTGCTGCTCCCTGCACATAAATAAAGTTTCCGCAATTTTCTATACTGGCGGTATATTCCTGCTCATTTACATTATCAAAATCTCTGGAAAATATGCAGGGCGTGTTACCCTCGTCGTTTTTCGCTGTAAGGTCTTTGCCCTTATACAGATAAAAGCCGTATTTCTTCTCTCTTTCGTTTATCAGAATGTCATAGCCCAGTTTTCCAGCCTGCGCCCGTGCTTTTACTTCTGTCCCCAGATTAGCGCACACTTGATTAGAATACTCCACTTGACTGCCTGCTATGGTTTCCTGCGTCAGCGTTTCAAACTGCTTAAACCGCCTTTTCTCTGCTGCCCCGCTGCCGCAGTTTTTCGTTACCATAGTATTTATTAAACTCTGGTTTGTGGCTGTTGCCACTATCTGCGGATATATGCAGCGTTTCCCCAGCCAGCGGCTCAATGTAAAGCCCTGCGCCTCTATCTGCTCTAACCCGTTCTCGTCTTTCGTAATATGCACGTAGGTAATCTGTGCCGCCCTGCGCCAGATGCCGCCGTTTGCGTCTGTAACTTCCTGCTTTCCGTCATGCTTTACAATCACATTGCCCTCTATCAGCAACTTACTGTTATTGTCTGTAATCGGTGCAAGCAGGCTAAATGTTCCCACATCAAAATATTTTATATGCCATAAAAGACTTGCCAGCTCGTCGATTGCCCCCAGCGGCTCTATGGTTTTATCAAATACTCTAAGCTCCATACTTATACCCCCAGATATTCCTTGTTGTAGAAAATGGAAACTTCCATAGAATTTACGCCGCTTTCCGCATCATATCGAAAATTATTGTCGCCTATGGCAAGCTGCATATAAGTGCTGTCTACGTCCACATATCGGAAATAGTCTGTTTCCACTCCGTCACGTATCAGCTTTGCCCCCTTGCTGCCGTATTTTGTGCTTACTTCTATCGTGTCCCCGGTCTGCATTGTGGCGTTGATTTTAATAAATTCCCCAGTATCCACATTCAATAGAATAGGGTTCTTTACTGTCCCCAAAGCCACAAAGCGCACCCGCATACCAGTGGATACGTCGCCCTCATTGTAGCAATCTACAATCACGCTTTCCGCTCGGTATCCGTAAATCATGCTCTTAGGATTATCCTTTTCAATCACGCACGGAAAATGCCACGCTGCTACCCAGCTTGCTATATCTTCCTTTGTTTCTTCAACTTCCCGCCAGAACGGGTTAAGGCAGTCAAGCGGTATAGAAAACTCCAACAGCACGTTTTTTCGCTCTATCTTCGGTTCTCCATGCAGGCGGCAGTTTATTACACGCTTAAAGCTGCCAAACTCATAAGAAAGCGTACCGTCAAGCTCCGGGTTCAATACCTTAAGCAGCTGGCGGCGCAGTTCGTATGCCTGCGCCTTGTCCCTTGTGTTGATATGCCCCAGTATATCAATGTCCCGTGCCTCGATACGCTGCCCTACGTATGTGTCGCCATGCTGCCCCATACTGTTTGTGCTGTATACCACATTTGTAACGCCTGCTATTCCCTCTACGTCCTTGCTTACGTTGCAGTGGTACACGCTTTCTGTGCTAAGCTCTATGCTCTCGCCTCTTTCATTTGTATAAGTCAGTTTTTCGTATTCCATAGGCTACACCGTCCTTGCTATCATTTTGAACTGCCTTGCAGCCTCTTTCTGCTGCTTTGCATAGTCTGTGGTATTTGCGTAAATATTCTGGATAACAGTAAAACCGCCACTAGCTGCGCCGCCTCTTGGTCTTGGTTTTGGCTTGTCCCCGTCGTCGTCAAAATCAATGTCTTTTCTTACATCAACCTTTACGCCAGTATCAAACTCTCTCGGTATACTCTTCTCAATCATTCTGTTTACGTTGTTCATTTCATCAGAAAAGCCTACGCCAATACCCTGCGCCATGAATTTACCCACCTCGTCACGAAACTTTTTTGACGGGCTTTCAATTCCTAAAGCGTCCTTTGCTGCATCAAGCAGACTGCTTGCAAGGTTTGAAACTTTATTTTTCAGCCAATCCCAGCCAGAGCTTATGCCGTTCCAGATACCACTTACAATGTTGCTGCCAATATCCGCAAATGTACTGCCGATATTTGAAAATACGTTTGTGATGCCATTAAGCACCATATTCATACCCTCTACGGCTTTATTTTTTACCTCTGTACCCCACTGGGCTACTTTTGAAATTGCGCCGGATATGCTGTTATAGATTTTTTCCGGCACTTGTGTAACCACATTTACAATACCAGTTACCATGTTGCTCATTACCTCACGGGCTTTTGAAAGCATATTGCTGCCCCATGTGGCTACTTTTGTAACTGCTCCTATAATGCAGTTCCATATTTTTTCTGGTGTCTGGGTTACTATTGCCACAA